ATGAAAAATAGTTGCTTATGTGAGAGTTGCAAACAAGATATTTTGAAAAGGGTTATTGACATGAATAAAAATCTTGATTTACAAAAAGAAAATGTTTCAGTAAGTGGTGGTCCCATAGTGGAGGTTCCATATATGTCTGAAAGCGGAAACATATTTTTCGTAGGTGAATATGCTCAGAATAATTTTTGTTCTCAATGCGGTAGCAGGATTTAAGACGCCATTTAAGAAAAGTACGGCATAAAGGTATTTATTTTCTAAAACTAGTGTGATATAGTTGAAGAACAAAACGTTCTATGACGGGAAAACATAGAACGAAACTAAAGAATAGGGGGTGCCTATGACTAAAGAGGAATTAAGAAAGATTAAAACCATTGGAATGGATATTAAGGATTATAGAAATAGGATTCAAGACTTATACAATGGTGATGCTGCTCCAGGTGATAAATATGTAAGTGATAAAGTAACCGGCAGTTCTACTTGTTTTCCATATAGCGCCAGATCATTCAGAATTGAAGGTTTTGAAAAGATGTCGGATGAATGTATTCAAAAGAGAAATGATTTGGCTGAAAAGCTTAATAAAAAAATGGAACAGTTTATTTTACTACTTAACAAAGCATATGGGTATTTTGATACTATACCGGACAGAACTACAAGGCTGATATTGATACATAAATTTATAGATAATATGTCAGAGGAACAAATTGCAGAAGAAATGGGCATAAGCCGCAGCACCGTTCAAAGAAAAATAAAATTTTGGAGAGAAAAAGAAAAACACGAATAAAAATTATTGAAATGGTGCTGAATGAAGCTTTTGGAAGTGATAGAATTGTATTGTGAAAAGTATGTTTAATATTCAACAAACGAAACGAGACAGGGACGGATACCTTGCCTCGTTTTTGTTTTGTCCGAAAGGATGTGCTCAAGATGGCTAGACCAAAGTATAAATTTAAGTGTGCAACATGCGTCTGGGGTACATTTAGAGAAGGCAAGTGGTTTTGTATGTTCCCTGAATGTGCAAGGAAAAGACTTAAAAAGTAGAGAAGGTGATCCAGAATGAACACAGTTGACCCGATAAGAGATCCAGAAAAGCTGAAGTTGATATGTACATATTTGAAGAAAAATAATATAAGGGATTTCATAATGGTTTATACGGGGTTTTATTCTGGTCTGCGAATATCAGACATTCTTAAGCTAAGGATATGTGATGTTAAAAACAAAGATATAATTCGCATCCGTGAACAAAAGACAAAAAAGGAAAAGAAATTTGAAATTAATCCTGAATTAAAAAGAGAACTAAAGAAATACTGTGAAGGGAAAAACCTTAATGAATATCTCATACCGAGTAGGCAAGGGAAGAATAATCCATTAAGCCGGGTAAGAGCATACCAGATAATGAAAGAGGTCGGAAGTCTATTTGATATACCTGACCTTGGAACACATACACTTCGGAAAACATTTGGATATCATAACTATAAACAGTTTAAAGATGCAGCTTTATTGATGACAATATTTAATCATTCAAGCCAAGCCATTACCTTAAGATACATTGGAATAGAACAGGAAGACATAAATAAAAACATGAAAAACTTCCGTTTATTTTGATATGACATTAACATAATGAGATTGTGTAAAACTCATTATAAGTAGTTACTTGACTTGCATTAATATAAGGCTTTAGAAGGAATAAGCGAGTTTAACAGAATATAAGATATGTTAAAGTGAAAAAACTTTTTCTACTATAATGTATGTAATTTAAAGAATGGATTGATATAATTTATGGCACAAAAGTTTTCTAAATGGTTTTATATTTCAAAGGCATGGTTAGAATGTAGGGCGGCTTATATTAAATCAGTGTTTGGGTTATGTGAAATATGCGGAAAGCCAGGATACATTGTTCATCATAAGAATAAGCTTACGCCACAAAACATTAATGATCCGAGTGTAACTCTGAATTGGAGCAACCTTGAGTATGTTTGTCTTGATTGCCATAATAAAGATAAATTTGGCGAACATACTGGCAAAAAGAAAAGATATATATTTGATGGTGAAGGGAATGTACTCCCCCCATCAAGAAAAACAGGGGGTACATTTGGAGACCGAGTAGAGGAGGTCAAAAAAACCCTGCAATAAAAATTTGAATATAGGGGGTGATTTTTAGATGGAATTATTACAAGAAGTGGAAATTTACAAAGAGAAAGCCAAACTTAAAAAGATATTCAAGGACATGGAAAAAAATAAAAAGAATTTGGTTGACGGTCTTTTGAATGAAGCAGCCTTCCTGGTATGCTTACAAAATGAGTGTAGAAGAATTCTTCAAGAAGAAGGAGTGTTAACTGAGACCATTAATGCCACACAATCATTTTTGAAGGAACACCCTGCAGCCGGAACTCTTTTAAATAGTATTGCAAAATATAACGGTATAATCAAAACTCTACTTGACCATATTCCACCTGAAAAGAAAAAGGCGAGCAGGTTAGCTGCTTTGATGAAAGAATGACAATACCATATTCAAATTACATTCTGGAATATTGGAGCAAAATTGAAAATGGTGAAATTACAGTTGGCAAGTGGATAAAATTAATATATCAAATAATAGTAAGTGACCTTCAGAATAGCACTTACTTTTTTAATGCCAAAAAAGCAAATAAAGCTATAAAGTTTATTGAGAATTTCTGCCATCACTGTGAAGGAAGAAATGATTTATTAAAACTAGAGCTTTGGCAAAAAGCCTGTGTCTCAATAATATTCGGTATTGTTGATAGTGACGATATCCGTATATTTAGAGAAGTATTCATCATAATGGCCCGAAAAAACGGGAAGACATTATTTGCTAGTGCAATTATTGCATATATGACATATCTTGATGGAGAATATGGCGCGAAGATTTATTGTTTAGCTCCTAAACTTGAGCAGGCAAATATTGTTTATGATAACTTTTACCAGATGATACAGCAAGAAGATGAACTTGGAGAATTAGCAAAGAAACGCAGGAGTGATATCTATATTACTGAAACTAATACCACTGTAAAACCAATTGCCTTTAATGCTAAAAAATCAGATGGCTTTAATCCTCATTTAGTTGTTAACGATGAAGTTCATGCTTGGGTCGGAGATCAGGGACTCAAACAATATGAAGTTATGAAGTCAGCTCTCGGTGCAAGACGGCAGCCATTAATTTTAAGTATATCAACTGCCGGATACATTAATGATGGTATTTACGATGAATTAATGAAACGTTCCACTGCCTTCTTAAAAGGCAACAGCAAAGAGAAAAGATTACTTCCTTTGTTATATATGATTGATGATATAGATAAGTGGAATGATATCGAAGAGTTAAAAAAGAGCAATCCAAATTTAGGTGTTTCAGTACAGCCCGATTTTTTAATTGAAGAGGCTGCTATTGCTGAAATGTCTTTGAGCAAACGTGCTGAGTTTTTAACGAAGTACTGTAACATCAAACAAAACAGCTCCATAGCTTGGCTTGATTATCCAGTGGTAGATCAGGCAAGCCAAAGACATTTTATTTTAGAACAGTTTAGAGGATGCTATGCAGTCGGCGGGATTGATTTATCACAAACAACTGATTTAACAGCTGCAAGTATAGTAATCGAAAAGGACGGTAAGTTGTTTTTATTTACTCAGTTCTTTATGCCTAAAAACAGACTCGAAACGGCGCAGGCAACTGATGGTGTACCTTACGAAATATTTGTTAAACAGGGATACTTACAGTTAAGTGGGGATAATCATGTTGACTACAAAGATGTATTTGATTGGTTTGTTATGCTGCTAAAGGAATACCAAATTCGATGTCTTAAGGTTGGATATGACCGGTATAGTGCTCAATATCTTATTGATGATTTGAAGAAATTTGGTTTCCATATGGATGATGTTTACCAGGGAGAGAACTTGACTCCTGTAATAAAAGAATTTGAAGGTGAAATTAAGGACGGTAGATTGGAAATTGGGCAAAACAACCTACTAAAGGCCCATTTCTTAAATGTTGCATTAAAGCATAACTCCGAGACTAGAAAGTTCAAACCAATAAAAATAGAAAGCAGATGCAGAATTGACGGGTTTGTTTCGGTAATTGATGCAATGACCGTAAGACAAAAATATTATAGCGAAATAGGGGTGATGCTTAAAAATGCCGCATAGAGAGGAGGTGAAACTATTTGATAGTAGTATCAAAGTTACTTGACAAGTTTAAAACCAGAATAATTCCCTTCGTATTTACCAATGGTAATTCCGTCCCTGGTAATCTAAGAGAGAATGAGTTAATTGGTTCAATAGCAAATGCAATAGCAACTAATGTTGGGAAACTTTCACCGCAGGTCATCAGAAAAGATTCAAAGGGGATGACCATAAAAAATGATCCTCTTTCAAAGCTTCTGAATATAAGACCGTGTCTGGAAATGTCAACATATGATTTTTTATATAGAATAGCAAGCGACTTAGTGTACACATCTAATGCGTTTGCTATTTTGTTTTATGATGAAAGCTTCCTTAATATAACCTCAATACAACCTGTAACGGTGACAAGGTATAACATCTTTGAAGATGCCCAAGGAAACATATTCTTTAAGTTTACCTGGGACTATGACAACAAGGAATATACAGTACCATATCAATCAGTAATTCATATCAAGGGACGTTATAACAAAAAGAGGTTTATGGGTACGCCGCCGGATTTGGATTTACAAAGTACTCTTGATCTTTTAGAAACAACATATCAAGGGATAAAAAACTCTGTTAAAAACTCTGCAACGCTTAGAGGGTATCTGAAGTATAACAACTTTATAGATGATAAAACATTACAACAAAAAGTAAATGAATTTCAGACAGCATATATGTCTGCAAGCAATGAGGGTGGCATTGGTGGTCTTGACAATGCTATGGAGTTCAAAGAAATAACACAAAGACCTGCTACGATTCAAACACTACAAATGCAGTTCTTCAGAGAAAACATTTACAGATATTACAACTTGAATGAAAAAATTCTTACTTCCACTGCAAATGCTGAAGAATGGAATGCCTTTTATGAGAATGTTATTGAACCAATTGCCATACAACTCAGCCTTGAGTTCATGTTCAAGTGCCTAACCGAAAGAGAGAGGGGCTTCGGAAATAAAATCATTTTTACAGCCAACAGGCTTCAATATGCAAGTATTGATACCAGGTTAAAAATGATAGAGGCCTTATTTGACAGAGGGTTAATGACAATTAACGAAGGCAGAGACATTATGTATTTACCGCCAGTTGAGGACGGAGATGTAAGAATGATCAGTTTAAACTACGTCAATGTTGATAATCAAGATATCTACCAAGTAGGGAAAGGGGGTGGAAGCAGTGCCAAATTTGTTAAACAAAAAATATTGGGAGTTTAAAAACCAAACCTCAACAGAAGCTGACCTATATCTTTATATAGAGATTGCTTGGTGGGGAGCTGGTTATGCTGCACATAGTGCTCAAAGTTTTAAAGCTGAATTGGACGCGCTTGGAGAAATCCAGATATTAAACATATACATAAACAGTCCGGGTGGTGATGTATTTGAAGCTCTTGCAATTCACAATATGCTAAAGAGAAAAAAATACATAAAGAATGTATATGTAGATGGATTGGCAGCTAGTGCTGCAAGTGTAGTAGCTATGGCAGGAGATAAAATTATCATGCCTTCAAATACTATGATGATGATCCATAATCCATGGACTTCAGGAGAAGGCTTTGCAAAAGATTTTAGAGATATAGCTGATCGGCTTGATAAAGCTGCAGAATCCGTGAGACAGACTTATCTTGAAAAAACAAACGGCAAAATTGAAGAAACAGAACTTATAAAGTTACTTGATGCTGAGTCTTGGCTCACAGCTCAAGAATGTTTTGATTATGGGTTATGTGATGAAGTAGCCACATCAAAACAGGTAGCAGCCAAATATACTGGCGAGTTGTTTGGCAGATATAAAAATATACCTGATAAATTAGTTCAAATGAAACAGGCTGATTCAGAGAAGTTAAATAAACTAAAAATAACCGTCATAGACGGACTATCGAAGGGAGAATAAAACATGAATATTAAGGAAATGAAAGCAAGATTGAAAGCAATTGCTGAAGAGGCAAAAACAGCAGAGGGAGAGAAACTTGATACCCTGATGAATGAAGCTCAGGATATAAACACTAAAATTGAAGCAGCAGCAAATAGGGCTAAACTCTCAGCTATGGCAGATATGGTTAAAGATGATCCTGAATCTCAGGAAGCCGGAGAAAAAGGAGAAGGAAATTCATGGGTAGAAGCAAGAGCAAAAGCTCTTAAGGCTGGAAATAAGGCTACATATTCATTTAAGAACCTTGTTTCTTCGTCATCAACCGTGCTGCCTAAGCACACCGCTTCCGACATTAAGCCAACCTTCAACGAAGTATCTAGTCTAGTGGATAGAGTTAGGACAGTTCCATTGATTGGTGGAGAAAGCTATGAAAGAGCATATGTTAAGAACTATGGTGAAGGTGGGTACACTGAGGAGGGAGCCGACTATAATCCAGCAGAACCTGTCTTTGGTTATGCTGCCATGGTAAAAACTAAAATTACTGCTTATGCAGAAGAAACAGAAGAAATTGTAAAACTTCCAAATGCGGACTATGACAGTACAATTGAAAATGGGACTACGGTGGCTATGAAGAAATATATGTCAAGGCAGATACTTATTGGGAATGGTGGAGCTGGGAAGTTTAGAGGCATATTCTTCAACCCAACTGAATCTGCGGAACAGGTTATTGATCCTGATACAGATATTGCTATTACCGCTATTGATGAAAATACACTTGACGAAATCATATACAGCTATGGCGGTGAAGAAGACGTTGAGGACACTGCGGTTCTTATACTCAATAAAAAGGATCTCAAAGCTTTTACAAAAGTAAGAGGAACAGACAAAAAGAAAGTTTATACCATAATTAACCACGGGAACACTGGCACTATTGATGGTGTTCCTTACATTATCAATAGTGCTTGCAAAGCCCTATCAGACGCAACAACAACCGCTAACAGCTATTGCATGGCCTATGGCCCGCTGTCAAATTATGAACTTCCTATTTTTTCTGACATTGAAACTCAGAGAAGTACAGATTACAAGTTTAAGCAGGGGCAGATTGCATTTAAAGGCAGCATATTTGCAGGAGGAAATGTTGCAGCTTATAATGGATTCTTAAGGGTCAAAAAAGGAGCTTAAGGAGTTGGTCAAATGTTAGAAAAAGCTCGTAAAAGACTTAGAATAACAACAACTTCTTTAGACTCAGACATTCAGCAGCTTATTGATGAAGCTTTGGACGATATAAAGCGTATTGGCATTGACACAAGTACCGTTACCCCTCTTACTGAGGGGGCGGTACTTTGCTATGTCAAAGCTAATTTCGGTAATAATCCGGACAGAGATAAGCTTATGGAGAGCTATAACATGTATCTTACGAAATTAAAGGGGTTGAAAATAAGTGAAGGATGATGTAATTAAGCTTTTTGATGATAAAGAGGATAACATAGGGAAAGAAGTTTTTGGCAATATTGAGAGTGTTTCTCAGACTGAGTACTTTCAAGCCTCACAAAGTGGCTTAAAACCCCAATATAAAATTGTCATTAGCGAGTATGATTACGAGAATGAAACAATTGCAAGATACAATTCGCAAGTATTTGCGATTTATCGTACTTTCTTACGTAATGACGAACACATTGAACTATATTTGACTTTAAAGGCTGGTGTTCATCATGGCTCAGGTTAATGATTTATCAAGTTTAATAATAACCGAGTTAATAAATTATTCAGAGGAAGTAACGGAAAAAGTCAAGCAAGCTGTTGATACTGTGTCACGGGAAGTAAATTCAGAAATAAAAAATAAGATACCGTTCAATCAGCACACTGGGAAATATGTTAAGGCGTTTCGAGTCAAAACAGTATATGAGAACAACAATGGAAAAAAGAGTGTTTGGCATGTTGTTAATGGTCAACATAGGCTTACGCACTTACTTGAACATGGTCACGCAAAACGTAACGGTGGAAGGGTAAAGGAATATCCTCATATTCGGTATGGAGAGGAGTTGGCAATTAAGAGAATGGAGGAATTGACAAGGGGGGCGATAGAAAGGTGACGCAGTTAGAACTTGAAAATTCACTTAAAACTACAGGGTTTCCTGTTACTTACAGACAGTTCAAGGTTGATAAGAAAAACCCTCCTCCAGAGCCGCCCTATATAGTGTATTTTAGATCTGATGATACTAACATATCATCAGATGTGAAAGTTCATGGCAAATTCAGAAATTATCAAATTGAACTTTATTTTGTAAAAAAAGATTCTGAAATCGAACAGCAAATTGAAACGGTTTTGGAGAATATAGACACCGGCTATTTTACCTCTGAAACTTGGATTGAATCAGAGGAGTTATATCAGGTAGTCTATCAAATTAAGGTAATAGAAAGGAGCTAAAACAATGTCTATAGATGGAAAAGAAAAAATAGTATTGGGTAGCGGAAATTTATACTGCATGGAGTTTACCGGAACCATTCCTGACAATGTAACAATTGAAACAGAGGCTAACCAACTTGGAGCAATACAGGGAGGGGCAAGTCTGGAGTACAAACCGACATATTATGAAGCCAAAGACGATATGGGAAAGGTATCAAAAGTCATTATAAGTGATGAAGAAGCAAAGCTTAAAAGTGGAATAATGACATGGTGCGGGAAAACACTTCAAAAACTCAGTAGCACAGCCAGGGTAAGTGAAGCAGCAGGTATAAGGACTGTGAAAATTGGCGGTGTAGGAAATGACAATGGGAAAAAGTATGTTCTGCACTTTGTCCATAAAGACCCCCAAGATGGTGATATTCGGGTGACAATTGTTGGACAGAACCAGGCAGGATTTACTTTAGCGTTTGCTAAGAATAAGGAAACAGTAATTGATGCCGAATTCAAGGCACAGCCACAGGATGATGAAGGTACTTTGATAAAATTTACAGAAGAAATACCAACAGTATAATTATGGGGGCAGAAATGCCCCTTCTATTTTAAGGAGTGAGAATAATATGTTTGATATAGATTCAATAAGTAAGCGATATTTTAAGATTAAAATCAACAATATTGAAATTGATGTTGAACCACCAAAGCTTAAGGTTTTAAAGAAAATAACCTCATTAGCAAAAGCAAAAAACGAAGATGCTATTGAAGATTTGGTAGAAGCAGTAAAAATTATGCTTAATAAAAATAAATCTGGGTATCAAGTTCAAGACGAACTTATTGATGAATTGGATTTTGACCAATTACTTGAAATATTAACTGCATATTTCAAATGGATAGGTGAGGTTAGAAACAGCCCAAACTAAAAATCCCTCGCTGTCCTGATGATGCAGACGAGGGACATTATCAGTTGAATTATCTTGAAGAAAAGTTGGTATCAGAATATACCGGCTTTAATTTTGCCAAGGTTTACGAACTTGATGTTTTTACTTATCACGTAATACTAAGGGATGCTGTTATTTATAAATACATGAAAACTGAAGAAGGGCAAAAGTATTTAGAAAGATGTTGGATTTTAGAGCAAAAAGAGCCAGATAGAAAGAAATTAAGAGAAAAATTAAGGAAGGAGGGTTAATATGGCTAGTGGAAATATAAAAGGCATAACGATTGAAATAGGTGGCGACACCGCCCCTCTCAACAAGGCTTTAGAAGGATCAAACAAAACCAGTAGGGACTTACAAAGCGAATTGAAGCAGGTTGAGAAACTATTGAAACTCGATCCAACTAATACAGAGTTGTTGGCGCAAAAGCAAAAGTTGCTTGCTGATTCTGTAGACAATACAAAAAATAAATTAAATACTCTAAAAGATGCTGAAAAACAGGTACAGCAGCAATTTAAAGAGGGTAAAATATCAGAAGAACAATACCGCGCTTTCCAGCGTGAAGTTGCATCCACTGAAATAAAGATGAATAAGCTTGAAAACCAGGGGAAACAGACCAATGAAGCGTTATCGGATGAAAAGCCTTTGAATAACTTGAAAAATATTGGTATAGCAGCAGGCGCAGCTGTAGCAGCAGCGGGGGCGGCCTTTGCTGGAATGGCAAGTGCTGTAATGGAAAATGCTGATGAATTACAAAGGCAGTCCGATGTTACCGGATTATCGGCTGAACGCTTACAAGAGCTACAGTATGCAGGAAATAACCTTGGAGTCGAATTGGATACTGTAACAGGAGCACAGGCCAAGCTGACAAAATCTATGGCAGCAGCACAAGATGGAACCGGAGCACAAGCCGAAGCATTTAAAAAATTGCATATATCGGTAACAGACAGTAGCGGGCAATTGAAAAGTGCTGAGACAGTCATGTCCGAGGCATTTACAGCATTGAAAGGTGTGGGTAATGAAACGGAACGGGATGCCCTCGCCATGCAGATATTTGGAAAATCAGCAATGGAATTAAACCCTCTAATAAAAGCCGGGGGAGATGAATTAAATAGACTAGCACAAGAGGCTCGAGATAGCGGCGCAGTAATGTCAAATGAAGCTGTAGCTGGGCTTGACACTTTTGGTGACACTCTTGACAATATCAAAAACTCTATCATGGGCGCTTTTGGAGAAGCACTTGGACAGTTAATACCTAAAATTCAGGAATTAATAGCAAATATAGATATGGAAAAGGTTAAGGCTAGCATACAGTCGTTTGCAACGGCTCTTGTTAATATCCTGAGTTTTATAATGAATAACGGCAGTACGATAATAAGCATTGTTGCTGGTATAGCGGCAGGAATGGTAGCTTGGAATGTAGCCACAATGATTAATGGGGTTGTTACAGCGATAAAAGCCTTTAAAGCAGCCGACGAAGGTGCAGCGACAGCGCAATTGGCTCTAAATGCAGCACAGAACGCTAATCCGATAATGCTAATTGTCACATTAATTGCCGCCTTAGTAGCTGCCATAATAATTCTATGGAATACAAATGAGGATTTTAGAAATGCTGTAACATTAGTATGGGAAGCCATTAAAGATATGGTTGGTAAAGCTATCGAAGCAATAACAAAAGTATTTTGGAAAGTAATAGACTTCATAAAGGACAATTGGCAATCGTTACTCCTCATGATTGTAAATCCTTTTGCCGGTGCATTCAAATTGCTATATGACAACTGTGAAGCATTTAGAAATTTTGTAAATGGTTTTGTTGAGGGGATAATAAAATTCTTCAAAGAAACTATACCCAATTTTATTAAAGAGGTAATTGACTGGTTTAAGGATATTCCTGACAAGATGGTCGATATTGGGAAGAACATAATAAAAGGGATATGGGAAGGTATAAAAAGTTCTGTAAAATGGATTAAAGATAAAATTACAGGGTTTGCAGGTGATATAGTAGGAGGGTTTAAAAATGCATTTGGAATACACTCTCCTTCAAAAGTATTAGCTGATGAGGTTGGAAAATACATGGCACAGGGTATTAGTGTAGGTTTTGAGAATGAAATGGATAAAGTATCAAGTAATATTGTGCAAGCAGCAAACTTTACAAGTGGTGTAAGAGCCACTAAACCCGATGTATCAACGCCGTTTAGCGCTGATGGTAATACAACGCTGGGTGACATGTATGTTTTCCAGCAAGGCAGTGTAGTTATTGATGCTAAGAATGTTCGAGAATTTAATGATGTTACTAACCTCATTAAAGAAACAAGGCCGGCAAGTAGAGTTAAGGTGGTGACGGGATAAATGGCGCAGTATACAGTAGATTTACCTTGTATTTTAGATACATATATTGACAGGAATAATCCTTCGGCAAATTTTGGTTCACTCCTGGAGTTGCAAGCTGGAGCATTGACGTTTGAAGGGTGGGCATCAAGTGGAGGACAAGGCCCAAATGGAGAGCATTATGATTTAAGGTATATAACAATGTTAAAATTTGATTATTCAGCCCTTCCTGCTAACAAAACTATAACATCCGCAAAATTAAGGCTGTATTCAAATAATCATGTAAGTAATACAAATCCTGATACGTATCCATTACTTCCTCTCGTTTTAAAACCGTTGTGGAGGAATTTTACTGAAAGTGAAACTTATAGCAGTTATATGCTGGAGGGGGAATACCATGAATGGATAACCAAAAACGGAGTCAGAAGTACTATAGACCCTCCAGCAGGTCAATACATAGACTTAGAATTCATAGCTCTATTAAACAGTACTGATGTAAGAAACAAAGGTATAGCTGTAGGCTGGGAGGTAGCAGGAGAACTTATTTATAACTCACAAGGCCCAGTTTGGCAAATAAGTGCACGCAATAGTACAAAACCTCCATTAATAAGAGTTACTTATGAGGATACTTTGCCAGATAAACCCACGGTATCAAGCCCCGTAGGTATGTATCTTGATTCCACAAAAGCTATAAGATTTTCTTGGCAGTATAACAGCTCTGTTGGAGGTACACAAAAAAAGTTTGATCTGCTGTGGTCAACAAACAGTACAACATGGAATACTGTTTCACAAACTACATCAAACAATTATTACGACATGGCTGCAAACACATTAACTCCTGGTAATGTTTATTGGAAAGTAAAAACCTACAACGCAAACGATGAAGCAAGTCCCGAAAGTGATATTGCAGTATTTTATGTTACTGGAGCTCCTATTGCTCCTAATATAATCAATGTGACTACTAATACTGCAAGACCTGTGATAACATGGGGCGCGGCATCACAACAGATATACCAGTTACAGATACTAAAAGACAATAATATTATTTACGACACAGGGAATGTTGCAAGTACAACGATTAAAACGCATAAAATCACTGATTTTCTGGCAGACAGTGGGTATACGGCAAGGATTAGAGTTAAAAATGAGTACGATTTATTCTCTGATTGGGCTTCATTCTTTTTTACTATATCTACAACAAAACCATATAAGCCGCAGGTGGGACTAAGTAGGAATAAGTACAGCATAACAGCTTTGAGTAATATTTTAAATAACAGTTACTTACTCTTATATAGATCAGAAATTAGCTCAAATGATTTCAAATGTGTTACTAAATCCTTAACAGATATATTAATTGATAATACAATTGAGAGTAATAAACAGTACCAGTACTTTGTTCGGACTGTGAATAGTTTAGAGGCATATAATGATAGCGACATAAAAGTGACCTACAGCCCGAAAATTGATAAATCAATATTTGCTCCAATATCATATTTAGGCAATATATTTGAGGTAAAGGTTAATCTAAATGATAGACCGGCTAAAAATATTACTATCAATACGCCGAACACATCAAATTATTTTAGTGGTCGTAAATATCCTGTCATTGAATATTCGGAACATTTCAGCAAAGGGGTTTCATTATCCTTTTTTATACAGGATGATAAAGACTATCAACAATTGCTGGAAATTATATACCTTAAAGGAATTGTACTGTATAGGGACAGCAGGCGTAAACTATATGGAAATATATCCGGATTAAATATAACCGATCATTATGCAGGGTATATAATCAGTTTGACTATCAGCCAGACTGATTATACTGAGGAACTGGAGGTTTAAAAAGATGCTTGATTTAGCAATAGAAGGATACAGTAGAGAATCGGTTATTAACCAATTGCACGCTCGAAACGGAGTAAGGGAGATAAATTTCAGGTATGACTTACTAAACAGATATGATCAAAAAATTGGAGAACTATCAGGAACATCTGGAAACTCAATAAGTTTTAATGGTTTGGTTGATATAAAAAGGACTGCAAACTTTACCTTTAAAGAAACAGAATTACAAGACATAGACTGGCTGAATGATAGAGTTCAGCCAGTTTTTATTTTGAAAATGCCTGACGGGAACTATATTGAATGGCCCCTGGGTGTATTTTTACTATCATCACCTACCCGAAAGGATAATGCTGGTATTTGGAGAGAAATAGAGGCCTATGATGCAAGCCTAATACTGACAGAGGATAAATTTGACAACAGGTATAGGATACCAGCCGGAACAAGGTACACAGATGCAATTGCCAGTATAATAAACAATGCCGGAATAAGAAAGATTGATATACCTACCAAAGACAACGTAATTGTTACCGACAAAGAGTTTGAGATTGGTACAAGTAAATTAGAAGCAGTCAACCAATTGTTGGAGGAAATAAATTACACATCAATTTGGGTAGATGCTAATGGTTATTTTGTGAGCAAACCATATATATTACCCTCCAGTAAAACAATTGATTATGAATATAAGACTAATAACATAAGTGTTGTATATGAAGGGGCCGTAAATGAGCTTGATTTATTCAATGTTCCAAATAAGTGGATTATAACAGCTTCGAACCCTGAAAAAACATCCCTTACCAGTATCTATGTAAATGACTCCGCAACCTCCAAACCCTCAACAGTTAATAGGGGCAGAACAATTGTTGATTACAGGCAGATAGACGATATAGCAGATCAGGCTACATTAGATGCATACACAAAAAGAATAGCTTATAATGCCTCTAATGTTTACGAGAAGTTTCAGTTTGAAACGGCCCTAATGCCTCATCATAGTTATATGGATACATTATTTATTGAATATGAAAATCTTGATATATCATCAAAGTTTACTGAAACAGAATGGGAAATGGATTTGCAAGCAGGTGGGAAAATGAGACACAATACAAGGAGAGTGGTTGTAATATGAGCGGAATACCAAGTGCAAGAGAATTCTTGGGATATGCATCAGCGGGAGAAGAGGCCTCTAGTTTTAAATTAGGTATGGTAACAGAGTTGTTTTCTAATGGTACCGCAAAAATTAAATTTGATGGAGAGGATACGGCATCAGGAAAGCAATATGCGTATTTGGCAGGATACAAACCTGTTATAAATGATAGGGTTCTGTTGGCTGTAGTATCTGGTACATATATAATTTTAGATAAAATAAATTACAATGTATCACCCGGTGAAACTACAGGGCCAACAGCAGGAGAATTCACAACCTTACATGCTACCGGAAATACAACACTGGACGGTAGTTTAAAAGTAGTCGGGAGCTTGGTTTTTTACAATGCTACACCCGTTGGAAAACAAAGTGTGACTGCCCCATCAAGCATGGTGACCGGGGAAACAGCCGACAATACCTATGGAGAATTAGAGCAGCGGATGCTCAACCACCTAAAAGCAGACATGCAGGATATATACAATTCAGTAAATAGTATTGTAACAGCGTTAAAACAGTATAATTTAGGATAGGGAGGACAGTATGATAACAAAAACACATGATATAGTATTGCAATTAACCGAGCCTGACTACATTAAGTCAGGGATAAAGTTGGTAGCAAATGACTATTTAACGAATATTTTTAATATAAAGATTTATGAAAATGCAGCAGAGATAAGCTATCCTTCAATACACCACGCAACAGTAGTATTTGCAAAACCAGATAATACATATGTCGAAGGAGATTTAACTAAAACCTCAACTGGGTTTACATATACAGTCGGAACGAATGCCATTGCCGCTTATGGTGAAGTTACTGCAAGTGTCCAGCTGTTTGGGAGTAATAACGAAAGACTTAGTACAGCAAGGTTCCAGTTTACTGTACTAAGAGATTTAGCGGATAAAGATGCAGTCGAAAGCACATCCGAATTCCCTATATTGCAGCAATTAGTTGCAGATGTAGAAAATTTAAAAGCAAGTATAATAAATTTGCAATTACCTGATAATTCAATCCCAAATTTAAAAATGGCTCCTGAAATGAAAAAAGGCATTGCCGGTGGAGTCGCCGCTTATGACACAGTTCAGTCGCATTTGTCGGATTTAGCGGCTCATGGGGATATTTTAAGAAATGCGGTTATAAATAATAATTTTCTTATAAATCAAAGAGCAGTATCTGGGACAGTCACTTTATCTGCTGGGCAATATGGGCATGATAGATGGAAAGCAGGTTCAGCTGGATGTACATATACATTTACAACCGTAAACAATGTTACAACGCTTACAATAACCTCTGGTTCATTGAAACAAATAATTGAAGGTAAGAACCTATACACAGGAACTTACACTCTTTCATGGACTGGAACTTCCCAAGGTAAAATAGGCACGGGTAGTTACGGAAATTCAGGAGTAACAGGAAGTGTGGGTGGAGGTATAGATTTATCAATTGAGTTTGGCATAGGAACACTGTCGAAAGTAGTACTAAACTTTGGAGGCAACCCTTTTCCATTTTTGCCGAAAAGTTATGCTGATGAATTGCAAACGTGTCAGAGGTATTATGAGATAATAGGTACTCATGATTGCTATATCTATTGTGATAACTCTCCAAGAACGCTTATTTTTGACTTCAAAACGACAAAGAGAGTAATACCTACTTGCAAGGTTTATGATTTTGCAGGAAATGAAAATAAAATTACTTATACTACTTCATCATATGTATTAGAAAATAATAAAACATTATATGGTGATGCAACAGGTACGTTAAGTGCTGTTGAAATTGCATTTGTACCACCGATAGGGTATATAAATGCTAGATTCTCTAAATTAATTGCAGATGCAGAACTATAGGAGGGGAACGTATGGCTAAACATTACATAAGGCTCGATTTAAACAATAACATTGTTAAAGGGTTTTCAGATGATTTTGAAGAACCCTCAGATACTGATATTTGCATTAACGAAAAAGGTGAGAGGCATTTTGAAATTAATGGGAAAATTAATCCTGTGCTTTTTGAAAACGGCATTTATAAATTTAAGTGGGAAGATGGACATGTAACACTTCAGGCTGTTTCAAAAACAATAGAACAGCAAAAAGCTGCTAAGATCGCAGAACTTGACCAGGAGTGTACTAAAAGCATTTTGAATGGATATTACTCTGATGCAGACGGAGAAATGAAGTTTTATGGCTTTAACTGGCAAGATCAAAGTAATATGAATGCATCAATGAACGGTATAAACGCTGGATTGAGAACAACAGTGTCCTGGAAGGAAAAAGGGGGCTTTCCGAAGGAGTATAGCGCAGAGCAATTTAAAAAGCTTTATGAGGATGGATTTGGTAATCATTTAGAGGGTAAATGGATACGTTTTCATCAGCTAAAAGCACAGATATTGTCTTGTGAGGATGATACCTGGAAGGATATTGTTTGGTCAGTATAGGATAATATCACGACTGTTTTAAAATCCCATTGCTAAAATCATCTTCCGGGCATATAATAAAAACAAACATATGTTCGAGGTGATGAAGATGCCTTTTGGATATGAAGCCAGAGAAATGGAAGAACGCAAGAAACAAGAGAAGTCATTTGGGGGTTATAAGAAACAATATGTTACTGTAGATACAACCATAACAGCAGATGGCAAGATGATACCGAAGAAAATACATTTTGATTCTTATCATTCGTATGAAATTGATAAAGTTTTAGAAATGCGTAGGGCTGCCAGTTTAAAGGTTGGTGGGAACGGAATACGATATACTGTTCGTATTCTTAACAAACAAACTTATTTATATTTTGATGATGGCGAATTTAAGTGGTTTGTTGAAGCTAAAGAGGGTCAAAAATGACTCTCTTTTTTATACAAAGGTACAATAAGATAAAAATATTACAATTTGAAGAGGGCGAAACAGCTCTCTTTTTATTATATTCAAAAAATAAGAAGGTGAGTGATGAAAAATGAAACAAGATGGAAAGTTCCTTTTAATGAACAGGGAAGAATTCCGGGTGTATATTGAAGGACTAATAGGGGCTAAAACGTTTAAAACTATACAGCAACACCATACTGCAAGTCCAGCATATAAAGACGTAAAAAACAACCATTTTGCTCTTATGCGAAGCATGGAAAACTATCATGTCAATACACTCAAAATGAGTGAAATAGCACAGCATTTCAGTACATTCCCGGACGGAACAATTTGTGTAGGCCGACCACTATCAAAAGATGGTGGAGGGTTCCTGAGTCCTGGAAACAGAGATTCAATCACAATTGAGAACGTCGGAAACTTCGATACTGATATTATGACAGAAGAACAAAGGCATAGTATTATATTGCTTAATGCCCTTCTGTGCAAAAAGTTTAACATCGTTCCTTCTACATCAACACTTATATACCATTGCTGGGTGCAAAATAAATCTTGCCCGGGAACGAAGTATTTCGGTGGAAACACTAAAGCAGCTGCAGAGAATAATTTTATTCCTCTGATTAAATTGGAAATGGAAGAACCCTTGACCTATGAAGAGGCTCTAAAGATTGTTGTAGAAAAGATAGATTCAAATTATAAATATTGGCTAAAAAGAAAGGATATAGACCCGGCTTTTCAGGGTTTAATAATAAAAATAGCTAAAAGTTATGGAGGGAAATAGGATGGAAAATGTTAATGCTTTTAAGGTAACACTAACTGCAATATTTGCAGGAGTGTCTGCAATGCTTGGGTGGTTTGGATGGCTAATAGTAGCATTCATAGCGTGTTTGGTAGCAGATTGGATATCTGGTTCAGCCGCTGCAGCAAAAAATGGGCAGTGGAGTTCTCAAAAGGGCAGGGAAGGGATTTGGCATAAAGCCGGTTGCATTGTAGTTGTCATTGTGGCTGCGGTATTAGACGGAGTCATTGGTTCAATAATAAATAATATTCCAAGTATATCTTTACCTTTTACCTATACTGTTTTACTATGTCCCATAATTGTTGTTTGGTATATATTAACCGAGTTAGGGAGCATAGTAGAAAATGCTGCAAAAATGGGAGCTCCAATACCAGATTTTTTAAAATCTGCAATATCATTATTTAAAGGGACTGTTGATGCAGCAGGGAATAAGATAACTGACAATACTCAACAACTCAAACCTCCTAATAATTTTTAATTTTACTTTATAGCCCTCCTTTAAACGGGAGGGCTTATTTTTTTGTCCATAAAGTTACAATAAATGATTATTTTTTACAAATATTCTTTACTTTAACAAAACTAGGTGTTACTATAAATAATAATTCATGGCTAAAGTATATTTACATCTCAGGCATTAGTGATACAATTAAAGTAATCACGAGTTCGTGAATTTTGTTCACGAGTTCGTGAAAATGTATATAATTCACGAGTTCGTGAATATAATTGTAAAAAATAATTTATGAGGTGTAAGCCATGAGTATATTAAATGATATTATGACAATTCAAGAAGCAGCAGCAGAATGGAACATTGACGATTCTACCTTAAGACATGCAATTAAGAAGAACAAGTTTAAAACGGATGAGGTTCGGAAAAGTGCAAACACCTGGTTAGTATTAAATTCTGCAATGATTAGATTATATGGACCCAAAGTTAAGTTTATTAATTTGTTTACTACTGGGTACGAAGGTAAAACTATTGAAACTTTTATTAACACTTTAAAGGAAAACAAAGTTAATATTATTGTAGATGTAAGAGAAATTCCAATGAGTAGGAAAAAAGGGTTTTCGAAAACAAGTCTTTCCGAGATACTAAATGAAAATGGCATAAAGTACGCTCACTTTAAAGAATTAGGAAGTCCCAAAAATATAAGAGAAAAGCTTCACAGCGATCATAATTATGATGAATTTTTTAGTGGGTACCGTAAATATTTAGAAACTCAGGCTGAAACAATGGATATTGTAAATACAGCTATTTTATCTAATAAAGATACTAATTTTTGTTTATTATGTTTTGAGAAGGACCCAAAAACGTGTCATAGAAGTGTTATTGCTGACACAATATCAAAATCACTTGAGTTAGGGGTAAAAATAATAGATTTATAATGGAATAAGGGGGACTGTCCGTGGATAATTGGCAAAAGAAAAATGTTCTTATGGTTGTTAAAACTTATCCTACTCCGAGTACCAAATACCAAGAAACAGTTTGTACAGCTGGTATTACTGAGGATGGACAATGGATACGCCTATATCCCGTCAAATTTAGGAACCTTAACCCTGAACAAAAATTTGAAAAGTTTTGCTGGATAGAAATTGACACTATTAAAAATACAAGTGATTTTAGGCCAGAAAGCTTCAAGGCAAACGCGGACTCTCTTAAGATAATAAGAAAATTGGATTCAAAAGTCGATTTAGAGGAAAGAAAAAATTTTATGTTACCGCTAGTTTCACCTTCAATGGAGTACATTAAAAGCGAATATGATATTAGCAAAAAATCTTTAGGCATTTTTAAACCCAAAATAGTAAAAGACATAAAAATAGTATCTGATTCTGAAGAATGGACACAAGAACAAAAAAATAAAATGAATCAACTTTCGTTTTTAGATACCGAAACTAAGCCACTTGAAAAAATACCTTGGGAGTTTTCGTTTCAATTTGAATGTGACAATCCAGACTGTAAAGGTCATAAAATGAAAATTACAGATTGGGAATTCTGCCAAGCATTTCGAAATTTTAGACGTATTTATAAGAGTGATGAAGTGGCTCATGAAAAACTAAAGGAAAAATATTTAGGATTTTTTAATGATGAAAGAAGAGATTCTTATATTATTGTTGGTACTGTTCACCCACACCCCACTTTTATAATAATTGGAATCTTTACATATTTAAAAGACATTAATAATAAAACTAATAAAAAAATTATAGATGGACAATTACCGCTATTTTAACAACATCTTAATAGACCTTATAAAAGGTCTATATTTTTTTTGGACAAAAATAGCTCGCAATCTGCTTGTATCCCGACATAACTTTTTACTATAATTATACAAAATATATTGATTTTGGAACATATGTTCGATATAATATATACAAAATAAAATATTTGGACATAGATAGGGAGTTGGTGCTATCCCGCGAAGAAAAGTCACCAACTCCCAACACGTCCCACGAATGGAACAAGATAATTATATCATTGTCTTATTCCTTCGTGCAAGAGAGGGGTATAGTATGTTAAAAGAAGATGTAATTATCCGAATCCTGAGTAAGGCGATTGATTTCCTTACTCAGGAAACTGCCGTTCAGCTTAGAATCATAATAGAAGAAGAACTCTATAATTATGATCTGCAGCCGGCCGAGTTTTCTATCATTCCTTACGAAGGAATACCAGAAAAACTTATCTTATTTCTAACAACGAAAAAATTAGAAGGCCTTTCGCCCAGGACACTAAGAAGTTATACTCTACACTTAAACAGATTTGCGCGGATCATGCAGAAACGAATTGAGGATATTAATGTAATTGATATCCGGAGGTATCTCGCTCAATATTCAAGTTTAGGGGTAAAGAATTCTACACTGGATACAGAAATGAGTATCCTCAGAAGCTTTTTTAACTGGCTCGAAGCTGAAGACTACATAATTAAAAGTCCTATGCGCAAAATCAAACCTACTAAGAAACCAAAAAGAATCCGAAAAGCATTGTCAGGGGAAGAATTGGAAATGCTGCGCATGGCCTGCTGGACGAAAAGAGAAAAAGCCATTCTAGAATTTTTTTATAGTACCGGGGCCCGCCTTGATGAGGTTTATAAGTTAAATAGACTAGACATAGACTGGAATAAGGGCATGGTCAATGTTATTGGTAAAGGCGATAAAGAAAGGCCAGTATTTCTCAATGCTAAAGCAAAGGTTCATCTCTGGAACTATATTGAGTCCAGAAAAGACAAAAGCGAAGCCCTATTTGTAGGCTCAAAATTACCTTTTAAACGATTAGGACACCGGGGATATCAAAGAACATTTAACAAACTTGGAGGGAGGGCAGGAATAACAAAATCAGTCCATCCACACTTAATGAGACATACCACAGCTACGACAGCGGTTAATGCAGGGGCAAGTATTCAAGCTGTACAAAAAATGTTGGGGCATACAGATCCGGCCACAACACAAATATATGCTGACCTCAATACTGAGGAAGTACAAATGAATCACAAAAAATACGTTTCATAAATAGGACAACAAAAAAAGTGAAGATACTGCTTCACTTTTTTTTGTCGCTAATAGTACATGTAATTATTTTTTACTATAGATTTCAGCAGTTTGGTTTGACTTATTGGTTAATTCAATATTAAAGATATCTTTATCAACAAATCGGATATAAAATTTCCCTTTATCACTTTCTACAATATATACATTTTCAGACCAATAACCATTTATTACATTTCCAAAAGTTTTTTCATTATAATCAATAAAAGATTGAGCTTTTGTTTGCCTGATTTCAAGAAGAGCTGCTTGCTCCTTTTCTTCTTTATTAGCTTGAATTTTTGAGGGTACAATTATTAAAGCAGCTATGATTGTAAAAATTATAATCGTTCCCAATATCAAAGCTATTGGTCCAGAAATATATTGTAAAATAATTAACTTATCATTATTTATTTCAAGGTTTGTTTTATTTTTCTTGGACATTGAGATACCTCCTAACTATAAAATTATACCATTAACTTACAAAACAAAACAACTCCCCTAAAATTACACAGGGGAGTTTATTTTTTATCAGGAACATATTCAATTAAATCTGAAATTGTACAATTTAAAGCTTTGCATATCTTATCTAAATGACCAGGGATAATTCGCTGTATAGTACCGTAAGTATACTTATTTATTGTTCCAGGACGAATCCCAGTTTCAATACTCAACCAATTTTGAGATATATTTTTGTCTATTAGAATGTCCGATAGTTTATATTTTATCATTATAAAGCCACCTCATAACTTAAAATTCTATCATGAGATTTCGATTTTTTTTGGAAAATGACGCGTGGAGTAGAACATGCTATTGAAATCCATAAATAGATATTATAAGATATTATGTAAACATTGTTATTTAAGGGGGCTAGTCATGGACAGAATTAAAGTAATCATTGCAGAAGACAATAGAGAAGCTTTATATGTAATGGTAGAGCTAATTAACGGTCAACCAGATATGGAGGTTATAGGGGCTTTCATGGACGGGAAAACGGCATACAATGCAATATGTGAGTTAAAACCAGACATTATAATACTAGACATAGTAATGCCCGAAATGGATGGAATAGAAGTATTAAACAAGCTGAAGCAAGATGGTAATGACTTTATGACAAAAATAGTAATATCAAGTGAGCGAATTGAGAAACAACGGAAATTTGCTCATGGTGGATTTGAAGATGTAACGTACTTTATGAAGCCCTTTAACTTCGATGTATTTATAGATCGAATTAAAATTGCACACGATAATAAAGAAATCCCTATTGCTACTATGAATGAAGAAAGAATGGACAAAATAGACATACCTATAGAAATTGATAAAATGTTAAAAGAATTTAATATACAGCCTCCTGGTAGCAGATATATAAAAAAAGCTATGATGCTCTTAATTGCAGATGAGAATATAAGTGTAAAAAAATTATGCAATATAATAGCAGCAGATGAGGGGACAAGCTGGAATTTTGTTCATCGCAAAATCAGAAGTACGATAGAAACCATTTACAAACATTCAACTCCTGATAAATTTAAAAAGGCATTCGGAAAATCTAATTTAGGCTTACTTAATATGGATTTAAATGTAAAAGAAATCCTATTATTTGTAAGATCAGAAATAGAAAAGAAAGAAAGTAAATAAACCACATTTCTGGGTAACCATTTCAAAAGTCTGTAATACTTGGTTCCACAGCATTCTGGGTGTGGGTAACCATACTAGATATGCCATTTTATGTAAAACCGCTGATACCAAGGGTTACGGGGTTTGTAAAGGTTACCCTGATATGTAATAAACATGAAAAAAATATTTTTTTACCACTATTTTTTTCTATGTCTTACTTAAATATCTAAATTTGTGACAGAGTTTCGGTAATTACGAGGATTTTGTCTGGGTAACCATTTCAAATATAGGATTATATGGGAGAGGTTTGATCTATTTACAAACTTATAAAGCTGATATACAATTACCTCATAGGTTGCTGTACGGCTGGAACATTAGAACAGAGCGACTTGTGAGGTTATTTTGCGTGGATTTCTTGTATTGATTGAAATATAAATAAAATTCTGTAAATACGAGAGTTATTGAGAAAAATGAAGATAACAGAAGTATAAAATATTATGTTAATTGAGATTACAAGCGGGATATAAAGAGATTGCGACCTAAACTATAAAAATATTTAAAAAATGTGTTGACTTTGCTTTTTCTAATTCCCAAACTAAAAAAAGGAGGTGGTTATTTGAATTTTGAGACGCATTTTTAAACAATTGTGTCACAACTAATAATTTATGTAAAAAGACTAAAAGAGCCATTTTAAGTTTTGACTCTGAATGAGTATGGCAGGTATAATATGCGCAAGAGAAAGGACATGGTATAAAGTGGTCAAAAATTTCAAGATCATTGTAAAGAAAATAGAACGAGTATATAATAGGATGAGAACATATGTTCGAAATAGCGTTGAAAAAAATAAGATTGAATATAAATTCATATACCTTATAATGGTAATCAGAGGAGGGATGGAATTTGCTTGTAATAAATAAAAAATAAAAGAGAGCCTATTCTTGATCTTTGGTCGGTGACAGAATAGAGATCCCTTAGTGCAAAACCCCAAAAGAGGTTAGCTGTATTAAATAATATAATTATATTTTTCATGTATATACGTACAATATACAACATAATAGTAATATAAATTTTTATGCATGTAAAGCTAAATAATTATATTTTAATTAAGTGATACCTCTAATGAATAAATTTATTCTTACAGAGGTGAATAACATGAAAGACAATGAGAACGAGGTATTTGAGTCGTTAATAGTACTCCTGGAAAAACAACCAATAGATGTTGCTCTAATTGAAACTATAAGCAGAATTTATAATTCCCAAGACAATTTTATAATGGCTGCTTCATATGTTTATAACTATGGATTTATTGCAGGGAAGAGGCAAGAAAGACATAAAAGAAAATGATGTCCATATGAGTACATAACATGAAAGGTATGTACTCATATGGACATATTCTAAAACATGCTATATAGCTCGATTGTAAAATTATCTTCCCTTGCGGTCTTCTCTTTGTTATATACAGCCTTTTCAATGACGCTTTTTAAGAGCATATTTTTTTGAGTTGTAGTAGCTTTATCGTAGAGGGTCAAAACATCTTGTATCGCATTGATTTCCATATCAACTGTTTGTTTATTATTCAAATTACTAATTTCTTTTTTCAAAATACTTATACTTTGATTAAGTGTTTCAATTCTGTCACCTAAAACTTTTAGTCTTTCTGTAAAAACCTCAACAGTATAAATACCTTTCTCAAGTAAATCATAAGCATTTTCTCTTTGCTTATTTACTTCGGTTAATTGTTGTTCGTAAGTGTTTATTTCTTCATACTTTTTGTCTTCAGCTTTATTATTGTTTTCAGGCTTATTTAGGCTTTCTGCTTTAAGTAATTGTAATTTTAATCTCAATTCGTTAAGGATTGTATTTTCAATATGAATAAATTTAGAACTTTTATTTCCGCATTTGTTCCTACACATTAAATGTGGCTGAACTCCCGATTTTGAATATGTTCTATATGTTAGTTTTGATCCACAAACACCACATACAACAAGCCCGGATAATGGATTAACAAATTCAAGGCTTGGATTAATTGGCGATTTCCGGTGTGTTTTCATAATATTCATCGCCGAATTATATAGTTCATCTGAAATTAATGCTTCATGCTTTCCTTCAAACATAACCCATTCATCTACAGGTCTATTTTTTGCAGACTTCTTTTTAGTTGAAGTTCTATATCCATAACGTCTATTAGTTGCTATTTTGCCTGCATATAATGGATTTTTTATTAATTCGGCGACTGCATGGCTTGACCATTGGTTACCAAGCGTGGTTTTAATCCCTATACCATTTAATCTATCAGCAATAATCTGGCTGCCAACATGTTCATATAGGTACCAATTATATATCGTCTTAACAATATTGGCTTCATTCTCATTAATGCTTAAAGTTCTCCCGTTTTTCAATTCCACTATTTCATAGCCAAATGGTCTTCTGGGACTATTATAATTTCCATCTTCAACAGATCGCTTAATTCCACGTTGCAGTCTCTTTTTTATCATTTTGTACTCTTTACGGCTCATGAAAGCTTCAAATTCACTGTATTCCTCGTCGAATTCGTCATCTAAGTCATAAGTCTTATTGGGAGTGATTATCTTGGTACCGGTTTTTTTAAAAGTTTTCAAGATTATCCCTTGTTCTTCCATGTCACCACGACCTAATCTTTGTTGATCCATGCAAAGAATTCCATAGTATAAACCTTGTTCAACTTCTTTAAGACAGTCTAGCATTTGTGGTCTGTATAAAAGGCTCTCTCCAGAAACAAGTTCTTCAAAAATCTTTACAACATTGAAATTATTCTCTTTAGCGAATTTTAATAAATCTCTCCTATGGAAAGAAAGAGTTTCTCCTTTCCCTAATTCTTTTTCAAGTTTTTCGTCTTCTCTTGATTTTCTGAGATATATAGCAACATTTTTCACTTTTTATCTCCCTCTTAATTGTTACTAGACTTGGTATATACATTAATTGTATCTTCAAAGTGTTTTATTATTAATATTCGCTGGTCATCAGGCATTGTTGCAATAATTCTCGCAAATTTTAAGAATTTTTGTTCCAGTACATTTTTAGCTAAAAGCTTGTCATTACTATCAACTCCTAATAGATAGTCAGTAGTAACATTAAAATATAGTGCTATTTTTTTTAATTTTTCACCTGAAGGAGATGAACTATCCCAAGTCCTCAACAATCCTTTACCAAAACCCAGTTCTCTTTCAACAGCAGTCATAGTTGTGCCTTTTTCAGTACATAAATCTTTCAGTCTACTTACTATTGTCATAACATACACTCCGATATAATAAAATAAATAGCAGAAAAAAATAGTATATGCCATTGACAAGACGAATATTCTCGTCTATAATAAATTTAAGCTTAAATAAATTTACCCGGCAGACATATATTAAACGAAATGGACCAAACCCGTTCCCCAACGGTTTATTAATTTATGCCATTACGTACGAAAATTTTCTACTACAATGTATATTAACATTAATATATTCTGCTGTCAATATTAAGCTGAAATTTTTATACATAAGGAGGTATTTATGGCAGATTTTGAAAAGGAGGTAAGAAAGAAGCTAATTGATTTAGAAATGTCTATTCCTGAACTTTGTAAATCTATTGGTATTTCAACCCCTTACCTATATGACGTCTTTAAAGGGAATAGAAAGGCAAAAGAACTGAAAGGAAAGGTATGTGCGTATTTAAATCTTCCGCCAAGCTTAATATCAAAATAGTAAGGCATATAGTCCAAGCATTTCCTAATAAAAATAACATAAGGGGTGATTATATGCCAAATGTAATATTTATTAGACCAAAATTAACACGGGAAATGTTAAACGAAAGGTTACAAAATTTTAAGTTAGTAGCAGAAGATATTTTAAATTGTGAATGCAGAGTTTATTTCGAGAACGAAAGCGATTTGGATATAATTAACGATTCTCAAGTTTTTAAAGACAAATGAGAAGGATAATCTTTTTGACAACATTGTTATCATTTGGCGGACAAGCATTAGATGAAAGCATACATACTATTGCTCTAATGCGAAAGAATAAAGAATTTTAAAAAATAAACAGAAAGGAGATTAATCATGAAGGTACGGTTACACTCTGGGAAAATTGTTGAAGCAAAAAGGTTCAAGGACTTAACCCCTGAGGAAGTTTTAGAATCAACAAACCATCCAGATCTTTGGGATGGTGACGAAATATTTGTTTCAGCAGAAATAGAAGAACACCCAAACCATTGGGCTTATGAACTAGATTCACAGGTTAAAATTATTGAGGAATAGGTAGTAAATAAGGAATTCTAATGTGAAGAAAGAAGGGAGGTAGGGAATAAAACTATGTTAGGTAACAAGATTGTTGTAACTGTAAGAGTAGAAAGCGCTGATTTAGCATTAGAAAAGAAAATGGCCGTACTTGTGGAAGAAGTCCAGCCGATTAAAAATACTGAAATATATATTCAAGTTCCTACGCTTGATTCAAAAAGTCTTGCATCTTTATTGGAGAAAAGCCTATTATATCGGAGCAATGCAAAGATAAATCATTGCATTTGATAGTAGAGTTATTGCCATATTTAATAGTTGCATCTTTAACGACAATTATACTTCCATCTCCAACAAGACTTACAGATTCACCATTATCCTCATAATTTGATATAAGATTGTCTTTTATTGTACCAATAGCTTCAGCAACAGAGGATATGTTTGGGTTAGCAACAGGGATAAGTAGTTTTCCAGCTACTAGACCAAATGGTGTAAGTAAAATAACACCGTCTAATTCATTGGATGCTTCAATTAGAGTTGATAAGGCATGTAAATTTAAATACTTTGATGAAATGTTCAATTAAATCACCTCCCTTCTACGGGAAATTATACCACAAATTTTGACAGGAAAGGAGGAATTAATCATGGCAAGCAATTTACAAATATTTTTAAGCATTATATTTTTATTCACTATAATTTTTACTCTCGGGTGGGCAGCTTGCTACATATGGTACACAGAAGTAATACCCATAAAAAAGAAAAAGCACCTAAAATAAGGCGCTAAACAATTAAGTTACTTATATTCTACAGGTTTTATTACTGTAGGTCAAGGAGCAGTTATGAATAAGAAGTTAGCTTCAGAATCAATAGGCAAAATTGTTGAAATATTCGCCGGTCATAATGGCAATTACATAGGTCAAATTGAAAAGATTCTTCCAGGTGCCTGTAATGTTGTAGTTGTAAAAATAATAGCCTGTATCAAGTACCCTGGGCAACGAGCAATATTCTATACTTTCAATAATTTTGAACGTTGGCCTTTTTATTTCGGATCTTTGGAGACATGCCATACCGATTTTATAGAACTATATTACGGCGCTATTCCAGAGTATTACGAGCTAATGCCCAAGGTATTAGAAGAGACATTTCTGATTGAAACTGAAGCTGATCGAAGAATTTACGAAAGACACAAAGCACATTGGAAAGGCAGGTGACATTGTGGCTCGTTCAAGAAACATAAAGCCAACATTTTTCACTAATGAATATTTAGCTGAACTTAGTCCGCTAGCACGATTACTTTTTATTGGTTTATGGTGCCAAGCTGATAGAGAAGGACGATTGCAAGATCGTCCTAAAAGATTAAAAATTGATATTCTCCCATATGACAACTGCGATGTTGACATACTGCTTGATGATTTACAAAAATCTCGGGGGGATTTCATTAAAAGATATGAAGTTGAGGGCAACAAATACATACAAATTATCAACTTTTCAAAGCACCAAAATCCGCATAAAAAAGAGGTTGCAAGCACTATACCAGAGTATAAACCCGACTCAGCACTATACAAGCACCATGCTAGAACAGTACAAGAATCAAACAAGGATGTTGAAAATACAGAAGAAGAACACTACACGAATAGTGCTAGTACAGAAACAGAAATAACCTTGCCCGATACAGGCACAGAGCAAGAACGAGAATTGCATACTACTAGCCACGCTGATTCCCTCTTATTGATTCCTGATTCCCTATTACCTATAAACACTATATCGTCAACTGACGTTGACACGATCGCTCACTATCCTTATGAAGAAATTGTAAAACTATTTAACTCCATATGTACAAGCCTGCCAAAGGTTAAACAGTTGTCTGAAGGGCGGAAAAAGAAAATCAAGGCTAGATGGAATGATATTAAGGAACTAAATGGATTTAAGCAATTATTTGAAAAATCTCAATCAAGTTCATTTCTTACAGGTGTCAGCACAAAGTGGAAAGCGACATTCGATTGGCTTATTGAGAATGACAGCAACTATGTAAAAGTTTTAGAAGGCAATTATGATAATGATTCTCCCACTACACCAACTAGCCCACCTAAGTCAGAAAAATCAAACCGAGGCAACTTTGAACAAAGGGAGTATCAAAAAGAATACTATTCAGATTTTTTTAGCAATACAAAAGGGGGAATTAGTATTGAATAAAGTTGTTTTAATGGGGCGATTAACTAAGCACCCTGAACTAAGATATACAAGAGTAAATAATGCTGCGGTAGCATGTTTTCCAATTGCAGTAGATAGACGTGGTACTTCCAAAGATGGTAAGCCACAAGCAGATTTTTTTAATATTATTGCATGGAACAAAACAGCAGAGTTTTGCCAAAAGTACCTCACAAAGGGTATGAAGGTTGCTATTGTAGGCAGACTTCAAACAAGGAAATGGGAAGATAACGAGGGTAATATCCATTACGTTACTGAGGTCGTTGCAGATGAAACATACTTTGCAGATAGCAAGAGAGAAACGTCAAGGGACTGCAAACCAAATGCTTATGAACAACAATATGACGGTGATGGATTCTACCCAATGGCTGAAGATGATGAATTACCGTTTTAGGAGGTATCAAAATGAAGGTATATATAGCTGGCAAAATAACCGGAAATGAAGATTATAGAGCAGAATTTGATCTTAGGCAAATGATTCTTGAATCAGAAGGGCATACAGTCTTAAATCCTGCCAGACTTCCTCTGGGACTTGAACATCATGAGTATATGCATATTTGTAGAAGCATGATTGACGTTGCAGAAGCTGTATCATTTTTGCCTAACTGGAAAGAAAGTGTAGGAGCAAGAATGGAATATGACTACGCTGTTGAGGAAGAGAAACATATCTGGATGGATATTTGCGCATGAGATAGCACTAAGGGTGCAGAAAGGAAACCATATGAAAGCGATAATTGAAGTTAGGGAGTTAAAAAGTTTAATTAGAGCAACAAGAAAATTTATATCACAAGATGAGAACAGAGTTGTTCTTCAGTATATAAGGCTAGACTTCTTAAAGGGAAACAAGGTAAAAGCTGTTGCTTTAAATGGATTTATGTTGTCAGTAGAAAATGGAACAGTAATAAAATGTGATGAAAACTTCAGTGTGTATATAAAACCTTCACTGCCGCTAGGAGCAACGAATAATAAGGTTGCTGAAGTAGAGTTAAACGGAGATATCTGCTACATAAACATTGATGGTAATATTGTTGGTTTTAAGCAGCCTGACTGCAAACCATTTAATGAAAAAGATATTCTGGAAAAGCATGAAAAAATAGAAACGGTTTTCAAAATAGGAGTTGACAAGGATAAATTCAGTGAAGTACTTAAAAGCATCGAAAAAAGGTATGTAAATGATGCTGTAACTATTGAATTTAAGGGAGAAAATCAACCATTTATTTTAAGGACCGGAACTGGAATAAAATACTTGATGCCTATGAGAATATGAGTCGCAAAAGAAAAAGATAGCGACGCAACTAACGGAATGAAACGGAATAGAACGGAACACAGAGGAAAGGAAGGGAAGTAAAATGTCAAGAGAAATTGAACAGGCTGCATTTAATCAGCTAGAAGCGGCTCAGTACCTGGGAATATCGGATAAAACAGTCCGCAAAATGTTAAAAGATGGTGTTATTCGGTGTGTACAGTATGGGGGACGGACTTTTATAGCAAAAGCTGAGCTGGATAAATTTTTGGCGGGAGGTTCAAAGGATGAAGAATTATAGCAAATGTGATGTATGTAGCACAGGTAAAGGATGGTTTGATTATCCGTGTGTGCTATGTACAAATAATCCTAAAAGCAATGACGAATTGCTGCAGGAGATCACTCCATTGATAAAAACACAGGATTTATGCTCTAGCAATAGATATAAGTCATCTGGTAACACAGCACCTTGCGCTTACTGCAAAGGCGAAAAGCTTATTGATTTAATAATTGGCGATACAATCGAGAAAGATGTAATAAAGGTTAATGAAAGCCAATTCAGATATTGCCCAGGATGCGGAAGAAAATTAGATTATGACTATTAAAGACAACATGACGTTACGACAGGAAAGCAAAAGATAGCGACGGAAAGAAGGTGGGATTTTGAATATAAACAGAGTGTGGGCTATGCCAAATAGCAACACTTTTGAGATTAAACCTATTAGAGAATTAATTAATAAATACATACGCAAAAACAGCATTGACCCTTTTGCAAATAAAAATAAGCTTGCAGAGGTTACCAATGACATAGACACGCAATACGATACTGATTACCATATGGATGCCCTGGATTTTTTAAAACTATTCGCAAATGAAACTATCTCTTTAATTCTTTACGATCCACCTTATAGCCCGAGACAAATATCAGAATGCTACACCAAATTAGGGAAATCAGTTAATAAACAAACTACGTCAGCAAGCTATTGGGGCAAACACAAACAACAAATTTCAAGGATTACTGAGTATAACGGAATATGTATAACCTGTGGTTGGAATAGTGGGGGCATTGGTAAAAAATACGGATTTGAGATCATAGAAATACTTATTGTAGCTCATGGTGGATGGCATAACGACACTATAGTTACAGTTGAAAGAAAAGTAAGTTAATTAAAAATATCGGAGTAATACTAGTTAATTAAGTGTGCGCACACCTCCAGACGTGGAGGTCAAAAAGATGAAAGTAGCAGTAATTTGTGAATTCTCAGGAACCGTAAGGGATGCATTTATTAGGCAGGGCCATGATGCTATAAGCATAGACATATTGCCTACTGAAAAGCCGGGGCCACATGAACAAAGGGATGTTTTGAGTTTTCCGGCAGAATATTGGAAACAGTTTGATCTTGCCATATGTCACCCGCCTTGCACTTACCTTACAAATAGCGGTGTTAGATGGTTACATACTCAGCCTGGACGCTGGGATAAGATGCAGGAGGCAATTGAATTCTTTAAATTTTGTCTTAACCTTGATATTTTCCGGGTGGCTGTTGAAAACCCAATACAGCACAAATATGCAGTGGGGGGGATTGGAGTTAAATACTCTCAAATAATACAACCTTGGCAGTTTGGACACGGTGAAACAAAAGCGACTTGCCTATGGTTAAAAAATCTTCCTGAATTACAGCCTACAAATATTGTTGATGACAGAGAACCAAAAGTTCATCACATGGCACCGGGGCCGGACAGGTGGAAAGAAAGAAGTCGTACATATCAGGGCATAGCTGATGCAATGGCTCAACAGTGGGGATAGGAAGAAGGTGAAAGTATGAAGCTGATACCACAACTACAAAAACGGTTAGATAGATTTATTAAACAGTCCGAGAAAAACGACAAAGAATATGCCGACAGTAAGAAATCATTTGAAGCTTACTTTTCTGATAGGTTAGAAATTGACAAGAAGATTAACGGAGTGTTTGAACTTCAGAGAAAAAAAGTGAGAGAACAGGAATTCTCTGATAGGCAATTGGATATATGGTTTGATGAAAACAGTGACAGGGAAGAAGCCGGATAGTTACGTCGCTATTTAGCGGTTATCGGACGTAAAAGGAAGGGTGAGAATGAATGAGTAAAATACATTGCTATGGGAAAATGGATTGGATATTAAAGTATCCAGAGGATGATGTACCGAAAGAATCAATTTGCAGTTGCCCACTTGTGAACAGCTGCATGCGAATAACGCGGAACAATGCAGAAAAAGAGCAAAGGAGTGAGGGCGATGACGAGAGAGATTAAATTCAGAGTTTGGAGTAAACAACATGGTATGTCACCAGATTGCAGCATCTTTGATATACAGATCATGGATGCCGAAGGGCTTACAGATATGAGCCAGGTTGAAATTCTGAAATACACCGGACTGAAGGACAAAAACGGCAGGGAGATTTACGAGGGGGATATTTACCATCAAGGGGATAAAGACATTAAGTATATAGTTGTGTGGCACGATACCGGACTCATTGGAAAACAAATGAGAATCTCCAGTTATGCAGGTTTGCAGTACTGGAGAGACAGAATCGAAGTTATCGGCAACATATACGAGAATCCAGATTTGCTGAAAGGAGCGTGATTAAGCGTGTTAAATGAATTAGCGAAAGAAGTACACCAAAACGCAGTTAAGCATGGATGGTGGGAAGAAGAACGGAGTTTCGGAGAAATAATTGCACTCTGCCACAGCGAATTGTCTGAGGCATTGGAAGAGCATAGAAATGGTTATAAACCGATGGAAACATATTTTTCATGCAGCAAGAAAACCAAAGACTGTGACACTATTAAAAAACAGGCATATATGTGTCAAGGTTGCGAAAACCGAAAGCCAGAGGGGATATCAGTTGAACTTGCTGACTGCATAATCCGAATACTGGACTATTGCGGTAAAGAAGGAATTGATATTGATGAAGTTATTCGAATTAAGCATGAATACAACAAATCAAGGCCATACAGGCACGGGGGTAAGGTAATATGAAGAAATTAAAAATAGTATTCAAAGATAAATCAAGGATTACATACACGATTAAGGATTGGGTGCCATGGGAACCGTACTTCGCAAACCATTCAAAGGCAGATATAGCAAGTGCCGTATTGCAGCAGTACCCAATTAAGAATCATGAACCGATTGTTTTAGTTTGAAAGGATGGTGTGAAGGATGAAAGTATATGAGGTAATGAATGAGCTGGCAAAAATGCCGGCAGGTGCAAAAGTAAGAATAAACATGGTTAAAAACTTGAAAGAATTACTACATACGGATGATGGTGACAGATTAATTATATTTGAAGTTAAAGAAGTAAGAGACGAAGAAGATTATATTGAAATAGACGGTTGGAGAGATTAG